CAGCGCAAGCGCATGTATGCCGCCGCCGGAAAAGGGCGGCTTTTCGCTGATTTCCGTCCGGGCGACAGAAGCGCGGACAGTGAAATCCGGTGGGCGCTGCCCGATCTGCGCAACCGTTCACGCGACCTAGAGCGCAACAACGAATACTTCCAGAGGTATCTTCATCTTCTGCGCACGAATGTCGTGGGCGAGCGGGGGATGAAGCTGCAAGTCAAGGCCCGTAACCCTGACGGCACCATTGACCGTGGCGGCAACCGTATCATCGAAAACGCATGGGCGGAGTTCAGCCGCTTGGGCGGGCCAACGGTTGACGGTCAAATGAGTATGCTGGACTTGCAGAACCACATCATCACAGGCATGGCCCGTGATGGCGAGGTCTTCCTGCGCATTGTTCGTGGGCCGACCTTCCGGCACCAGATCGCATTGCAGATCATCGAGCCTGACCGCGTTGATGATGAGATGAACGAGCGGTATCGCAATGGCAATCAGGTTCGCATGGGTGTGGAGCTTGATGAATACCGCAGGCCGGTGGCGTATCACGTTCTGACCTCGCATCCGGGCGATTACGACTATACGACGCTTGCCAAGGGTCAGAAGCGCATTCGTATGCCTGCTGACGAGGTGATCCACGTCTTCAAGCCGTCTCGGGCTGGGCAGACGCGCGGCGTTCCGTGGCCGACCGCTGCAATCCTGGCGCTGAAGATGCTGCATGGCTACCGTGAGGCTGAGCTTGTAGCGGCTCGCACTGCGGCTTCCAAGATGGGCTTCTTCACGTCGCCCAGCGGTGATGGCTACACGGCGGATGATTACGAGGATGATTACACGCCGATCTACGACGCGGAGGCTGGCACTTTCCACCAGTTGCCTGCTGGCGTCGAGTTTCAGGCGTTTGAGCCGAACCATCCGACCAGCGCATTTGCTGACTTTGAGAAGTCGATCTTGCGCGGCATCGCTGGCGGCTTGGGCGTTAGCTACACCTCGCTCGCAAATGACTTGGAGAACACCAGCTATTCGTCAATCCGGCAGGGTGCGCTTGAGGAGCGTGATTTCTACCGCTCACTTCATGCTTTCATGATTGAGCATGTGATGGACCCGCTCTATCGCGTCTGGCTTGAGCATGTGATGGATATGGCGCTCATTCCGATCAACGGACCCGGTAAGTTCGAGAAGTTCACCGAGGACTATTCGTTCCGCGCACGGGGCTTCCAGTGGGTTGATCCGCAGAAGGAAATGAATGCGGCTGTGACCGGCTTGCAGAACGGCATTCTGAGCCACACCGATATTGCTGCCAACTATGGCCGCGATGCTGAGGAGACGTTTAGCCAAATCCAGCGGGACAAGGAAACGGCTGATCGTTACGGGCTGGCGATGGCTTATGAGCCGTTTGGCGAAAAGCAGCCGGTCCCGGCAGAGATCGACGGAGGCGAAGATGCGCAGAATTAAAATCGTGGAGGTTCGGACTTCTGGGGATCATAAAGATTGCCACATTTTTCTTGAAGATGGTTCTATCCTTGATGGCGTAACATTTGTTTCGACAAGCAATTCCCTTGAGGAGATACCTTCGGTGAAACTAGAAGCCTTCGTGTATCCACCCAAAAAAGCGGGACAATAATCATGGCGGATTCCTATAAGCCGACAGAAGGCATGAAGGAAGAGGCCCGCCGTGGCCTTGACTGGCGCGAGGAGTATGGCCGTGGCGGCACCGAGGTTGGTGTTGCTCGTGCGCGTGACATCGTGAACGGGCGGAGCCTTTCGGAAGAAACCGTCAAGCGCATGTTTAGCTTCTTCAGCCGCCATGAGGACAACAAGGAAGCCGAAGGGTTCAGCCCCGGCGAGGATGGTTATCCGTCCGCTGGGCGCATAGCCTGGGCGCTTTGGGGTGGTGATGCGGGCTTTTCTTGGTCGCGTCAGATTGTAGAGCGTTTGGACGACGAGCGTTCATGGGAGCAGCGCCCATATCCAAACGAACACGCTGCCCGCATTCAAGACCCAGATCAATACGATGATTTCCGCCGCGAGAATGATGTGCCGCAAGACGGCGTGGATTACATATACGGCCTAAAGGATGGAAGCAGCGAGCTTCAATCNATTCGGTTTGACCGTGAGCTTTTCACTCCGGCGGCTGCGCGAGCTTGGCTTGACGAGAACAACTTCACCGCTTTGGAGTTCGAGGAAGCTACAGGTGAGCGGTCGCAGTTGCAAGAAAGCAACAGTGATGGCATAATGCCGCAAACCAGCGAGGATGATATGGCCGAAGAAACGCGGGCAGAGCCGGACGAGCTTTCAGTGGGCGATTGGGTTGAGTGGGACTCAAGCGGCGGCGAAGCATACGGCCAGATTGAGCGAATTGAGCGCGACGGGCAGATTGATGTGCCTGACATCGACTTCACGATCAACGGCGAGGCTGATGATCCAGCCGCGCTGATTGAGGTCTACCGCGAAGGCGAAGAAGGCTGGGAAGCATCCGGCATCATGGTCGGCCACCGCTTCAGCGAGCTTCGCAAAGTCGGCAAGCGTTCTGCCGCCCCTAAGATTGAATATCGCGCCACCAGCATTGGTGATGAGGCGATTGACGAAGACAGCCGCCGGGTTCGCATTGCTGTTTCAAGCGAAGAGCCTGTTGAGCGCAGCTTCGGTATGGAAATTCTGGACCACTCGGAAGGCAGCATTGATCTGGACTTCCTGAACAGTGGCCGCGCACCCTTGCTACTGGACCATGATCCACGTCAGCAGATTGGTGTGGTTGAATCAATCGCGTTGGACGGCTCGGCCCGTAGGTTGCGGGCGACGGTTCGTTTCGGAAGGAACGGACTTGCCAAAGACGTGTTTGAGGATGTTGTTGACGGCATTCGCGGCAACATCTCGGTCGGGTATGACCTGACCAAAGCTCAGCTTGAGCGCGAAGGAAAAGAGTCCTACCGCGTGAAGGGCTGGATGCCAATGGAAGTTTCTGTCGTGAGCATTCCCGCCGACCGGACAGTGGGCGTGGGGCGCAACGCAGATGACGACCTTCAAACCCGTAAACCCTCAACTCCCGAAAAGGAGACTACCATGACGGATGAAAATACCGTTGATGTGGACGCGGTGAAGGCCGAAGCTGCCCGCGCCGCTGCCAAAGATACCGCCGAGATGTATCGTCTCGCGGCTAAGCACAATCAGCGCGACCTTGCGGACAAGGCCATTGCCGAAGGCAAAGACCTCGCTGCATTCCGTGGCGATCTGCTGGAAGCCATCGGCAACAAGCCGCTGGACGAAAGCGACATCGGCATGGAGCGCAAGGAAGTCCAGAACTTCTCGCTGATGCGTGCGATCCGCGCGATGGCTAACCCCAGCGACCGCAAGGCGGCTGATGCTGCTCGCGGCGAGTTCGAGGCTTCTGCCGAAGCCGCTCGTCAGGCTGGTGTGGACCCGCAGGGTCTTTACATCCCGACGGACGTTCTGCGCTCTTGGGGCCAGCGTGACCTGAACACCTCCGATGACTCGGCAATGGTTGCTGAGGACTATCGCGCGGGTGACTTCATCGACGTTCTGCGCAACGCTTCGTCGGTGATGCAGGCTGGCGCGACCATGCTGACCGGCCTGGTTGGTGACGTGAAGATTCCGAAGAAGTCCACTGCTTCGCAGGCGGGCTGGATTTCGACTGAGGGCGGTGACGCCTCCGAGTCGGAGCCGACCTTCGGTCAAGTCACCATGTCGCCCAAGACCCTTGGCGCGTTCACCGACATCACTCGCCTGATGATGATGCAGTCGAGCCTCGACATTGAGGCACTGGTCCGTAACGACCTTTCGACCGCTCTGGCTCTGGCGATTGACAACGGTGCGCTTCAGGGCGACGGCACCAGCGGTGCGCCGACCGGCATCAAGAACACTTCGGGCATCAATGCTCCGACTGCGTTCGCTGCTGCCAACCCGACCTTCGCCGAAGTGGTGGCGATGGAAACCGCCGTGGCTGAGGACAACGCTCTCATGGGCAACCTGAGCTACATCCTGCCTGCTTCCATGTATGGCGCTCTGAAGACGACTGTTAAGGACTCCGGTTCCGGCCAGTTCGTCGTTGAGCCTGGCGGCACCATCAACGGCTACCGCTCCATCGTGTCGAACCAAGTTACCGCTGGTGATCTTTACTTCGGTAACTTCAGCGACCTGCTGATCGGCATGTATGGCGGTCTGGACATCACGGTTGACCCCTACACCAACAGCACCAGCGGCACGGTTCGTATCGTCGCCCTGCAAACTGTTGATGTTGCGGTTCGCCACGCTGTGTCCTTCGCGGTCAACAACGACGGCGTGTAATGCTAAAGTGGTCGAGCCATACNAATCGTGGCTCGACCACACCCTCTGAGGAGAAACCTATGCCTTATGTTGTCTTGAAGTCTTGTTTCGCAGCGGGCGGTCGCCGCCAAGCTGGTGATGTCATCAACATTGCCGCTGATGAGGCCCGCGCACTTACTGCAATGGGCCGTGTCGAGTATACCGCGCCTGCTCCGAAAGAAGACAAGCAGGACCGCTCTGTGGGGCTTCAGGAAAGCAATGTTCCGGCTCCGAAGAAGCGTGGTCGGAGGAAGAAGCATGAAGATTAAGCTGCTCAAGAAGGCAAGCTGGAGCGGGCAAAGCCATAAGTCTGGCGGCGTCCATGATGTTGCGGCTGACATTGCGGATAAGCTGATTTCGCGCGGCTATGCTGAAAAGTATGACCCCGCCAAGGAAGTCAAAGATGACGATCAGCCTGAATGACGACATTCTTTTCCTTTTGGACTTAGATGATTTTGCGGTTGCGGCCACCTATGATGGCGGAACCATTCAGGGTATCTTTGACAATGAAACTGTGCCTGTTGAGGCGGGTGGGTTCGCTCAGGTTCATCAAGAGCAACCACGCTTTACTTGTCGCACGGTTGATGTGCCTTCGGTCGCTGAGGACCAACCCATTGTTATCAGCGGCGTGACCTATGCCATTAAGGCTTGGGTGCATGACGGAACTGGTGTGACGACACTGCAACTGGAGAAAAGCTAGTGGCGCATGTCCGCACTCAGATTAGGGACAGGGTTGGATCGGTCCTGGCGGGCGCTGTGACGCTCGTGAGTGGCCGTGTCTACAAGTCTCGGGTCTATCCCTTGTCCGCTGACAACTTGCCCGCCCTGACGGTCCTCACAGGCTCTGAGTCGTCTGGCTTGATGGCGATGGGCGCGAAGACGTTAGACCGCACGGTGACGATCTTTGTGGACTGCTACATCTCTGTGACGGATAGCTTTGAGATGACGTGGACGCTTTGGCTGTTCAGGTCGAAGAGGCAATAGCTGGTGACTTTGATGTCAACGGCCTTGCAAAGACCGCTGTTTTGCAATCGACCGAGATTGACTTCAGCGGCGAGAGCGACACGCCTGTTGGCATCGCTCGCTTAACTTACGATGTCCGATATGTTACGACTATCGGAGACGTGGAAACGGCCAGATAACAGGAGGCTCCTATGGCTACACATACCGGCAGCGAGGGGACCGTTAAGGTCGGTTCCGACGCGATCGCAGAAATCCGCTCTTTCTCGATTGAGGAAACGGCTGATACGCTTGAAGACACCAGCATGGGCGACACGGCTCGCACTTACAAGTCTTCGCTGACCAACTACACTGGCACTGTTGATGTTCTCTGGGACGAGACGGACTCGACCGGCCAGGGCGCTCTGACCATTGGCACTGAGGTCACTCTGAACCTTTATCCCGAGGGTGACACCAGCGGTGACACTTTCTACACCGGCAGCGCCATTGTGACTGGCCGCACCATCAACAGCAGCTATGATGGCCTTGTTGAGATGTCGATTTCGGTGCAGGGCAATGGTGCCTTGACTGAAGACACTGTTGTATAAGGAGACTGCTAGATGAGCATTGCAAAGCAGATCGCGGCGAAGCGACAGGCGCAAGAGCGCAGCTTTGCAGAGGTTGAAGAGTGGGGCGAGGAGGGTCAACCTCTTCGCCTCTACTTTGGCCCTGTTACGGCGCGGGACATTGAAAAGGTCCAGCGCAAGCACAAAGACTTTCTGACCAGTGCCTCGATGTCGGCAATGGTTGAGATGATTATTCTGAAGTGCGAAACGCAAGAAGGCGAAAAGGCGTTCACGCTTGAGGACAAGGCGGTTCTGATGGGTGAGCCTGTTGGTGTTATCGCTGGTCTTTTCGGCAATGTCTTCGGCGCTGATAGCGTTGAGGCGCATGAAAAAAACTAAAGGGCGACCCATTCAGGCTTAATCTGATTGCGCTTGCCGATCGGCTTGGGAAGACAATCAGCGAGATTGAGGAAATATCTCTTTCGGAGTATAATGAATGGGTCGCATACTTTAGCGTGATTGAGGAGCGGAAGGCCGATGGCAACTGAAGACCTTACATTTCGGTTTAACGTCACCGGCAACGCTGTCCCTCAGTTCCAAAAGGTCCAGCAGCAGATTTCGCGTGTTGACCGTCAGGTCAAGGCGGCGAACCGCACGGTTGCCACTCATGCTCGGCAATATAATGCGGCTTCAGTTGCGACGAACAAATGGGCCAAGGGTGCGCTTCAGCAGGCCGGTTTCCAGGTTGGCGACTTTGCGGTTCAGGTCGCCAACGGCACCAACAAGATGCAGGCTTTCGGCCAGCAGGGTTCTCAGTTGCTGGGCATCTTTGGGCCGGTTGGTGCTATTCTAGGTGCTGCGGTTGCGATCTTTTCGGCTGTTGCTGTTGCCTTTGAGAAATCTGGCGCAGCAGCAAAAGATGCAGCCTCCGAAATAATGACGCTAAAAGAGGCGCAAGACGCCTTAAACAGCTCTACTGCCAGCTATCAATCAAAAATAGACCAGCTTCGTTTTGGCGTCGATACTCAAGAAGAGGCGCGTGTTCTGCGTGAAATTATAGACCTTGAAAGAGAGCTGGGTCGTCTTAATGAAGAGTATATTGAAACTGATAGCCTCGGCAGAAGGCAAAGGATTGCCGAAAGAAGCCGTGAAATAAAACTAGCTCTGTCAGGCCTCAAGAGTGAAGCCGCCGAGCTTGAAGAAGTTCGCAACGCTTACAACGAAATGCTGGCGCAACAAGAAGCAGCGGCTCGCAGAGTCCGTGCGGCATTTGACTCTGTTTCAGGCAGCATTTCTGGCGTTATTGATAATTTGTCTGAAGTTGTGCCAGAAATCAATCCGATCCAAGCGAAGCTGCTTGAGATGAACCAGACTTTGAGCAACATGACTGGCGTAAATCTTGCCGGTATCTTTGCCAATGCGGTTCCTGCTGCCCAGCTTCTTCTTGACAAGATGCGCGAGATTGACTCAAGGGCATCTGCCTTTCGGCAGTATCAGGCCAGCCGCCGCACTGGCGCAGCCATTGACGAAAGGAATGAGGAAGAGGAAATAAATGCTCGTGCGGCTGCATACCGCCGGTATCAAGCCAGCATGGAGGCGGCAGCTTCAATGGCCCGGCGAGGAATTGGGCCTGATTATCTTGAGCAATTCAACAAGGGCGCAGGTGCCGTCCGCAACATGGCCGAAGCCGTCAACACCGACCTGAAGGAAGCCATTGAGCAGCTTACGCCGCTTGAAGAAAAGATGCAGTCTCTGGGTAAGAGCATTGCGGGCAGCTTCGAGGACGCCATGATGTCTGCCGTTGACGGCACCAAGACAGTTGCCGAGTCCTTCCGCAGCATGGCCGCAAGCATCATCAAAGAGCTTTACCGTGTCTTCGTGGTCAAGAAGAT